GGTTGATGGCAATGGCAGGCGGTCAAACCGCATTGCCTGGGCAAGTGGCGTTCACAACCGCAGGCAGCCATAGCTGGACTGTGCCGTTTGGCGTGACGAGTATTTGCGCCGTCTGCGTTGGCGGCGGTGGCGGAGGCGCAGGTGGCGATGGGATTTTCGATCTTGGCGGCGGCGGTGGCGGCTTGTCCTACCAAAACAACATTGCCGTTGCTCCAGGGCAAACGGTAACAATTCAAGTAGGGGCTGGCGGTACGGGAGGCATATCCTCTGCTGGTACAGCAGGGGGCAACTCCACTATCACCTACGCCAGCTCAACAGTTGTGCAGGCAAATGGCGGTGGCGGTGGTATTGGTGCGTCATCTGGAGTACTAAACAATGGAGGCTCGGGTGGATCAACCTTGGGCTATGACGGCGGTGGAGATGGCGGTGGGGCAGGTGAAGCAAGCGGTGCCGGCGTCGGTGGTGGCGGTGGTGGCGCCGGCGGTTACTCCGGCGATGGCGGCGATGGTGGCACCAACCTCACCGATCCCACCGCAGGCGCTGGTGGAGCTGGCGGCGGTGGAGATAGAGGCGCTAGCGCTGGTGGAGGCGGTGGCGGCGTCGGCATCCTAGGGGAAGGCTCAAACGGTGCAGCAGCCACTGGCGACGGTGGCGCCGGCGGTGGCGGTGGCTCGGGTGGCGATAACGGCTCCAGCTCTGGCAATGTCGACGGTGCAGGCATTGGTGGCCTCTACGGCGGTGGCGGCGGCGGCGCTGACAGCGCTGGCTCCGATGGTGCCAGCGGCGCAGTGCGCATCATCTGGGGCGTCGGCAGAGCATTCCCGTCAACGAATACCGCTGACGTGTGATCGCTAAGCTGACGATGTAGGCCACCGCTGCCATGATTGAAGTCATCGCCGCAGTGGCCGGCGCATCCATCTCAGTCGCCGCGATGGGCGCCATGGGATTCAGTAGAAAGTCTGATGAAGCACGCGATGCTGTGATCAGGCTTACAAGCGCCGTGGAACATATAGCCTCACAACTTGAGGTGTTGCACCAAGACATCAAGGAAGACCGCAAGGAAACCTTTAGCCGACTTGGTAATGTTGAGCAGCGCGTGTCTAAGCTGGAAGCAAAGCCCTAGGAGCTATGGACACCATGAGCCCTGAAACCCTCGCGATTATTGCCATCATCGTCGGCGCTGGCTCTGAAATCATCACGCTGCTGCCGATCAAAGAAAACAGCTGGGTGCAGCTAGTGATCAAAGCACTCAAAGTGGTGTTCCCAAAGAAGTGACATGGTTGGTTCGCTTCGGCGATCCGACCTGGCAGCAACAACTGCAGCAGTGGGCGCAAGACTTCAAGTTTCGCGCCACGCTGAAGCCACGCCTCGACCGCGAGGAGGAGAAGTGGCACGCTGCACAACCGCAGCAGCCGAAGCCTGTTGTCACGCATCACGCAGTTGACGACACATTGCAAACCGGCGACAGCCGCTTGCTGGGCGGCGCAATGGAGATCCGCTCACCTTGGAATGACCGCAGTAAGACTGACTGATCTGTTCAAGTTCTATAAGCACGGCACGCCGCATCAAATGTCCGCCGTGGCTGAACTTGAAGCTGAGCTGATGGCGGCAGCGCCGGAGGTATTTGAGCGTAGTCGGCCGTGGTATCGCACCTGGCAGCAAGCCGGCAAGCTGCATGATTATGCGCCAGCCATAAAGCTCATTAAAGAGTTTGAAGGCTGCCACCTCAGCGCATACCCAGACCCGCTGCATGGCTGGGATGTAGCAACCATTGGCTATGGCACCACACGCTACCCCGATAGTCGCAAGGTGCAGCGCGGCGACAAGATCACCGTGATCGACGCGCAGGAGCTGCTGGAGATCGAGGTGGAGCGCATCGCCGCTAAGCTGCGCGCGTCGGTGCCGCATTGGGGTGCCATGCGGCAAGGGCAGCAGTGTGCGTTGATCAGCTTCGCCTACAACCTCGGCGCTGAATTCTATGGCTCTGCAGGATTTGAGACCATCAGCAAACGACTGCGCGAAAAGGATTGGGCGCGGGTGCCAGCTGCGATGGAGTCGTACCGCAATCCCGGCAGCAACGTGGAGGCCGGCCTGCTCCGTCGTCGTCGCGCGGAAGGTGCATTGTGGCGCGAGGGTCAACCGGAGGTGCAGCAGTCTGGTGTCATGCTGCAAGTGCCGTATGAGCTGCAGCATGACAACCGCTCAGGTGCGGGATACCGCGAATGCTTCAGCTCCAGTGCCGCGATGGTGGCGCGGTTCTATGGCAAGGTGACGAACGATGATGCCTACAACGCCATCCGCCAGCGTTTCGGTGATACCACCGACGCAATGGCGCAGGTGAAGGCACTCAACAGCCTTGGCCTTGTCGCGCAGTTCCGCACTAATGCAACTGTGGAGCTGCTAGAATCTGAGCTAGAGGCCGGCCAGCCGGTGATGGTTGGTTGGTTGCATCATGGCCATGCATCGCGCCCTACAGGCGGCGGGCACTGGAGCGTAGTGGTCGGCATGACGCCAAAGGCATTCGTCCACAACGACCCAAACGGTGAAGCTGATCTGCTCAACGGCGGCTACGTCAATACCACCGCCGGGCGTAATGTTGCCTACAGCCGTCAAAACTGGCTGCGGCGTTGGCTGCCGGATGGCCCATCCTCGGGATGGTGTATCACGGTGCGACGGTAGACTGCAACCATGACGATCACAGCAGCGCGATTATCACCCGAGCTGCTGGAGGTGCGGATCCCGTACAGCAGCCTTAAAGAGCAGGCAACCTTCCTGCTGGCTTCTGACATCCACCTTGACAACCCCAAGTGCGACCGGCAGCTGCTGAAGCAGCACCTAGAAGAATGCCGCGCATCTAAGGGTCATGCGCTGTTTTTTGGTGATGTGCTATGCGTGATGCAAGGCAAGAAAGATCGTCGCGGCAGCAAAGGTGACATCCGCCCTGAGCATCTCGGTGGCAATTACTTTGATCTAGTCTTTCGTGAATCGGCGGATTTTCTGAAGCCCTATGGCGACATGATTCTGATGATGGGCGATGGCAACCACGAAACTGCTGTGCTCAACAATCAAGAGATTGACCCACTGGAAAATGTTGTGCGGCTGATGCGCAACGATGGTGCCACTACTGAGCACATGGGTTACCAAGGTTTTGTGAGGTTTGTATTCTGCCGTGATAACAATGAATCCGTCCGTCGTTGCACGTTATTCTTCCATCACGGCGCATGGGGTGGCATCGTAACCAAAGGTGCAATGGGTGGCGGGCGTTATGCGCAGATCGCACCTGATGCTGACATCGTATTAAACGGTCACAACCACGAACGTAGCATCGTCGCGCATCCGTGCTACCGCATCAGCAACAACGGCAAGGCATGGATTGAGCAGCGTTGGCATCTGCAAACCGGCACATACAAACAAGAATTCGGCGGCACTGGTGGTTGGGCAGTAGAGCGTATCGCGATGCCCAAGTCACTTGGTGGCATTTGGCTGACATTGCAACCACGCAAACGCGGCGGCGTTGATGTTACATGCCGCCCTACGGTCTAGCGTGGATCACTGCATTGATGGCTCTAACCTCATCCCAAAACGCAGTGCAAAGCAACGATTTAGGCAACAGATCTTTGAGGCATGGAACTATCAATGTGCATATTGTGGTATCACAGCAGACACATTAGATCACGTCAAGCCAAGACATAAAGGCGGCGATACAGTCACCACAAACCTTGTGCCGGCTTGTAGGGACTGCAATCGCCGCAAAGGTAGCGATGATTGGCAAGAATGGTTCAAGGCGCAGGAGTCGTACCTTCTGGATCGTGAGCAGGCTGTAATGCGGTGGATTCAATCATCTGGTGATAGAACACCTTAGCCTGCCACTCTTGGCGGTGGTCTTTACACATGCCAGCAACGCAGACGCGCCACACATCACCGTGGCGCTGAATAGTTGGCTCCAAGCGGTGTACCCTCCATTGGGTTGTTGATCAACATCTTCAGCCTATTGATCCCACGTTGCTCCGCGCCTTGCAGCGTTTGCTTCGATACCTTGTACTGCTGCTCTAGTTCGCGCCACGGTATCGGGTTGCGGCTATACCGTGCAGTGATCACATCACGTGTGCGTTCATCCAAGTAGGCATCACAATACTGACGGATGATGTCTAGTTGCCAGTCATTTTCGGGGTCATAGGTATTCGGATCAGCGATTAGATCCATCAATGCTGAATGATCCTCGCAGCCTTGCGCTGGTTTATCAAGGCTTGATACCTTATACGACTGCAGCAACGTTTGCGATATTGCAGTGGGTTCCATGTCAAGAATGCCCGCAAGATCTTGCAATGTTGCTGTGCGGCCATGTTCGCGGCTGAATTGTTCAGCGGTCTTGTGCAATTTGATCAGTAGATCATGCGCACCAACTGGCAACCTAATAATCGGGTCATATTGCACCAATGCGCGTCCAATCGCCTGACGGATCCACCAGTAGGCATAAGTTGAAAACTTATAGCCGCGCGTGTAATCAAACAGCTCTACAGCACGCGCAAGGCCCATGTTGCCTTCTTGGATGATGTCCATCATCTCCAGTGTTTGCGTTGCACGGCGGCGATATTTACGCGCGATATGTACTACCAGCTGCAGGTTGGATTGAATGAACCGCTGCCGCGCGCGTTCACCACTACGCAACTCGCGGCGTTCTTCAGTGGTCAGTGGTCTGTCGTAATCCTTAAGTTCCCGCCAGCGTTGTACGCGGCGCCCGAGTTGTATCTCTTGCTGCGGCGTAAGCAGTGGATACCGGGCGATACTGTTGAGGTAATCGCTAACGAGATCAGTTGACATGGATGAAAATCCGTTGGTTCATTCGATTGAAGCACAATTCCACGGTGCAGCCAATGCTTCCATGTTGCGGCAGTTGCACGCTGATGGGCAATACACTGCACTACTGGAATATGCACTGCTGCTAGCGGAGCAAGAAGCAAGCCAGCGGTCGCAAATCCAGTGGTTGATTCGTGAAGCCGCTAGCGGCGGTGTACCACCTGTGCAGCAGTGGCATTTGGAGGTTGCTAGGGAGTTGGGTGGTGGTTAGGTGATGGAACCCATCACGCTGTCGTGGCCGTTGTAGTGGCCTGTTACCGCATAACTTAGCTCCGGCATGGCGCTCATGCGGATGAATACGACCTGGCCAATCTTCAAGCCTGGATATAACGGCAGCGGTAAGATCTGCCGTGCATTTTTCAGCTCCAGCGTCAGTACACTACCATGCCACCCTGGATCGGCGTAACCAGCGTGGCTGTGCTCATACCCTTCGCGTGCACGGCTGGACTTCAAGAAGAACAAGCCGGCGACATCCTCGGGCATGTTGAACCGCTCGATCGTTTCAGCCAAGATGAACTGCCCAGGCCGCAGCCAGTACGGATCATCAGCAGTGCGATCTGCGATGCTAAGCGGCCGCATGTTCAAGTCCTCGGCAGATTCGATCATGATTGTGCCGCCAAGACGTAGGTCAAGGCTGGCGGGGTTGATCAATGCTGGATCGTAGCCTTCGACCATTCCGGCGTTGCGGATTTCGCGATCGCAAAGAATCGACATTGAGTTTTAAATGCAAGGTGAATGGTCCGCCGCTGAGATCACTAGCATCATCTGGTTCAGCCAGGAACTCAGCGAATTGAATGGTCTTGTACCGATAACCGCAGAATTCACATTCTCGATAACGTAGGTAGTCGCCACCTTCAGAGCGGTATGTGCGCAGCACGCTGGTGATCAGTGCTTTGCATTGCGGGCATGGGCATGAGGCGCGATTGAGTGGCATCAGAAGGCTAAAATGAATCTGACCCTTTCTGGGCCATCGCGTAACCGCTGCGCCCGCCAGCGGTGAGATTGCCACCTCGGGAGGAGCAGTCAGCGGGCGCCCAAGTTGATCGAGTTACTGCCGCTCAGCAACCATCAACAACCGCCGCATATGCCAATCAGCCTTAGCTAGATCTTCTGCGCGGTTGCCTTTGTGCTCAGCACGCCATAGATATTTGATGACGTTGCCTTTGCAGTAGGCAATGAAACCATCATCACCAAGTGCAGCATGGATTGCATTGATGCACTCAATACCGCCTTGTTTGTAATGTGGCGGGTGATTCACCATGTCAGATTCAGTCATTCAACCCAGCTCCATTGGTGGCGGTTGCAGATGCGCCAGATTTGTTTGATGCTCATGCCGTAATGCTTGGCGAGTTGTGGATACGTATTACCAGCTGCACGCATAGCACGCATTCGGCGCACATCATCCGGCGTCAGCACTGATGCAGGATTTGCCATGCCGCGTTTGAATTGGCCAGCGGTTGGTGTTGCCAGCGACCGACGCGCAAAGCACAGCAGGTGGTGATCAGCTGGAACATGCTTCGCCAGCTCCGCTGCAAGCTCCATCGCTAGCGCATGATGATTCATAGAGCCCGGTATAAGTCGCGTGCAGTGGATGGTTGGGATCATTGCGGCCGTCTTGTTCATACAGCCGGTCCAGCTCGTCTTGGCGAGCTTGCTGTTCAGTCGGGCTGCAGTCCTTGTTCATCGGTCAATTCCAGTAGTTGAAGGATGTGCGCGGCAAATGCCGCATGGGTCATCACTGCATGGGTGCCGGGAGGACGCCCGTAGGACGCCTCCCACCACTCCTTGAATGCAGCTTCAAGGGCGGTTTGGTTCATCAGAAGGGGATGTCTTCGGTGTCGCTGGTGGCAGCAGCTGCGGCATTGCTGCCACCAGCGGGCGGGCGCGGCATGAATTCAAACCGGCTGATGCTCAGTACATGCTTACTGCGCTTTTGGCCAGTGGTCTTATCTTCCCAGTCCTGCCGGCGGATGTTACCGCTGGCGAGGATTGAATCCATCTTCTTCAACTTGTCGTAGATCAGTTCTGCCGACTTGCCCCAGACTTCTACATCAATGGTGTTATTGATGTAGTTGCCGTTTTTGTCCTTACCTTCCTGGATGCCACCAGCGAAGTTGCATACCATGCTGCCGGATTCAAAGGCACGCAGTTGCGGGTCGGTGATGATACGAATCACACCAGTTGCGTAAAGGCTCATCAGTTCAAGGATTCAGTGGAATGATGCCATGCGTCTGCTCAAAAGCAAGCACAGCGGATAGTGCATACCGCACACGCTTTTCACCGGCTGGTGTTGCAATGCGCGGCAGCTCATAATGCGGAGGACCGTTCCCCCGCGAACGCTGGGATTTGATCGTGGATGGCTTGAGGCCCCAGCGCGCTGCGAGCTGTTCGGTGGTGAGATACGGTTCAGTCATCAGCAAATGGATCCTCCTCCGGTACCTCAGGGTGCAGCGCTGCTTCGCGTTGCATTGCAAGCGTGCTCAGCTCGTCATATTGCTCGGGGCTGAGCTGCGACTGACGTGCTTTCATCCGTTCGTTCACTTCCGCCAGCTTCTCCAGCGTGTCCGCCTTGGCGATAGCAGCTTTGCCGGCTTGGAACAGCTTTGCATCGCCAGCCGGTTGGGCGGGCAGTGCAGCGGGTGCAGGTGGCTGAGCGGTGACAGTGACGGGTTCTACCGTCTCGGATTGATCCATCTCGTCGGTGGTGTAAACACCGCTGAGATCAGCCGGGAATGCCTTGCGCAGCGCCAATGCCTCGGAGCATTTGGCGATCATCGCGGCACCCATCTTGCTCCACAAGCCTTGACCGGCGTTGTAGTCAGCAAACCGCGCGACGCCAACGAACGGGCGTGATGCACCACGGCGGTAGATGATGGTTTTGGCAGCTGCAGGTGGCTTGGAATCAAGCCATACATCACGCCATTCGCCATCAGCGCCGCACCAGAATGTTTCAGAGCCGTCAAGTTGGCCGGTGCGTTCGGCAATGCTGCGCAAGCCGTCAATGCCGGCTTGAATGGTCATCTTGCCACCGCGCTTGATGGCATAGATCTGCTTAGAGAACGGATCCAGCCCAGTGCGTTGACACGCATAAGCAAACAGCCGCAGTTCATCCTGACTGCAGCCCGGTGCAATGGTGCTGCTGATCAGTTGCGTTTGTTCTGGGGTCCAGTGAGTGAGGGTGGAGGAGGTCATTCGGCGAGGTGATAAGTGTGCCCGTCAACAACGACGGTCTTGGGCGGTTGGGGTTTGGTTGGGCGGCAGTGCTCCTTTAGGTCAGCGGCGGCGGTTTCGTAGCCGTTGCATTGCAGCCACTTGAGGCAGATGACTAATTGTTCGTTGGCACCCCAGCGGGCAAAGAATTTAACGTCTTCGCAGTAGGTGGTATCCGTTTCGCCGAAGCGATCATCAATCAACCATTGCGGCGGTGTAATCGGGTGGTCGTCAGAAATCATCAGAGGTGAGAACAGTTGAATCAGGGTTGAGCGCCCACTTCGGCAGGCTCAGCGTTTGCGCGTCATCGCCATAGCCGAGCCACTCATTTGTGGCGCGGCAATCAGCGATCACGCGCATATCACGCTGCCGCAGTTCATTGCCAAGCTGGAGTGCCTCGGCGTCAAGTTCATACACCGCAACCGGATGCGGGTATGCCTTCTCAACTGCAATGAACGCAAACCGCTTGGCACCATGCAAGCCGCTCAGGTAGTGGGACGCTTGCACATGATAGCGGAAGGTTGCCACCGATTTAGCAAACCCACGCGGTGATGCGTCAGTGGTGGTTTTGAGGTCCACCACGGTGGTGGCGTGATACCAGTCTGGGCGGCACTTGCAGCGCAACCCCGTGGCAGGATCATCCCACCAGAAGGACTGCTCAGCCTTGCCGGCTTGGAGCAGTGCAGCTGCTGCAGGATGCCGCCGCACGGCGTTGTTCATGGCGATAGCCAGTGCCCAGTCGCTGTCGCTGACCGCTTCGATGCCGCGTGCAGCGAGGTCCGCAGCCTGCTCTTTGCCGGCTTTGGTATTACGTGGGGCGCAACGGCTGTACCGTGCACCCAGCTCATCCGGTTCCAGCACAGCGCAATGCACCAGGCTGCCGAATCGCATCGCAGCAGTTGGTTCCACTGGTTTGCGATCTGGATCAAGGAACCGCGCCCAGTAGTGGTATGGCGACTGCGCAACAGCGTGCAGGTGGCTAGCTGAGATCGCTGGGTCGGCGTGATACTGCTCGTTGGTGATGGTCATTCCTTCGGGCTCCATTCGCCGCACCAGTCGTCGTTAGCAACAGCAGGCCACCGTGCGATGGGTCCTCTTTCAATCAATGGCTGCGGCGCGTGGCGGCGGCACTCAGCAAGACGCTGATAGTTGTACCTGCAATTGCCGCACTGCTGCTCGCTAAGCGGGGGGTAGGTCATCGGTCCATTCAGGGGTAAGCGTGGGTGAGCTGATCAGCCAGCCGGGCATCAGTTCCATTGCGGTGAGCATTGCTGCTGCGGGAGACACCGCCACCAAGTGCAGCGTGCGTGGTTGCTTGCCGTGCTGGTAGGCGGCGATGGTGTAAGCGCTCACCGGTGGTGCAGCGTCGTCTGCGGCCCGAAGCATTGCTCCAGCTGCGGGAATGCCTCCAGCAGCTTGCGGCGGTTGTCCGAGTCTGCGACCAAGCCGGCTTCAGCCAACTTGGCCATGAAGCCACCGCCGTGGCGGATGGCGGTTTGAAAGGTTTGGAAGGTTTCGTTAGGGGTCATTGGTCGTCGGGGAGTCGTTCAAGGGCGCGGCGGATGATGGCAAAATCTTCTGCTTCGTTTGGGGCGTACTTGATGCGATCAAACGCCTCCAACGCCTGCTCCTTCAAGCTCAACGGCTTCGGACGGCGCTCAGTACGAAGATGGTGGGCGCCGACAGAGGGACAGTTGCGGTCCAGCCACTCACAGCACGCCTCCAGCTCAGCGTCTGCTCCTGCTCTGTAAATATCTTCAAACATTGAAAGGAGTGATCCCCTTGCTTCAAACTGTTCTGCCCACTGCTGCATCAGCTTCGGCGGCGGGTTAATTGGATGCTGCTGCGTCACTTGCGCACCACCTGCTGCGTGCCGCTGTGCGTGGGTTGGTGGTGTGCGCCGGCTTCAATGCCGATGGCGGCAAATGCCCATGCGGCGATGATCGCGGCGCAGATGTTGCTGATGTGGTTGGTCACTGGATGGCCTCGTAGCAGTGTTTGATCGTGTACTGCGCAGCAGCGCGGGTGTCTTCATCGTTACGCACGCGGTCGGGGCGGTAGGCAGCTTCGACAGCCGCGGCGCGTGCGGTGCTGAGCGTCACGCCTTGCGCGCGCAGCTCACAGAACAGCTCGCCGTAGGCGATGGGATCAATGCTCTGCGCTTGCGCTGGGGTGATGAGTGCAAGCGCGATCAATGCAAGTCGGATCACGTGTTTGACGGGGTGAGGTTGACTGCCGGATTGGTTGCGGCTCCGGCGGGCCGCGCCTGTCACCAGGCCAGTGCAGCAGCGATCAGCCTGTGCTTCGCCACCTTGCGGCGGATACCGGTGGCAGCCTGCAGTTCACGCAGCGTCAGCTGTTCCATCTCGGCGGCGATAGCAGCCAGTGGATGCAGTGCAGCGGGCACCGCAGCAGCAGCGACGCCGAGCAGTGCGGCGTAGCACTTGCCGAGCTGTTCGCTCAGCGCCGGCAGTGCATCCCACAGGCGGCGGGTGTATTGGCCAGCGAGCAGCGTCAGCACAATCAGCACCTGCAAGCCGTGCAGCACGATCGCGCCGACTTCTTGCCAGTCCACGCGGAAACGGGCGTAGCCATAGATGGTGCCAGCAGCGTGGCCGAGCAGTTGAGGGATGGTGGTTTTCATGGTTCTCGGTTTGGGGCAGTGCGGGACGGTGCGCCCGCGTGATGGAATCGTACCACCTAGGGCAGCTGTGTGCAACCTTGCTGGGTTGGAACCGGCAATGCCCAGTGAGGGAGCCAATAAACGTTTGGCCAGTCCGGTTCGTGGCTTGGCAGCGGCTCCAGATCCCATTCAGGGTTTGTGGTGTCGTGTTCACCATTCACCAAGTAGGTGAACGCCGGATAGCCAAGCCAGCACCTTCCCTCCGCATCGCAATCCTTCAGCTTCGGCATCCGCTCGCTTACCGGCACCGGCTTGATAGAGGGGCGGGCGCAAAGGGCGCGATCAGCAGCAATAGCAGCGCGAGCGAAATCAAGATGCTCTAGGTACATGGTCCCGTTTGAACCATCCATAACCATGTAGTCATCTGCTAGCTCTTCCAACTTCCTATCTGTCAGCCCCTCCGGTTCGGGCTGCTCCAATGCGGAACTCAACGCAGCGGACAACTTAGAACTCTTCCACCCCTCGCCGGGCGGTCCTTCATCGCAGTGGCATTCGACGGCTTCAAGAATCACGTCCCACTGGTCGGCGGAAAGGGTGATCGTGCGTTGTGCAGTCATGGGTGTGAAATGCGAACAGTGGCAATGCCATCAAGCGGCACACCAAGGCGCCAGGCGGCGCCAGCGCTTAAATCGAGCGATGCGCAATCACACCTATCAGTCACCGGCACCGTGAGCACACGCCCTTGGTGGCTGACGCGCACCGGCGTGCCACACGGCAGCCAAGGATGCGCGGCGCTCACGCCCCAGTGTTGGTATGTCTGGCCGCAGTAGGTGGTGCGGCCGTGGTACCAGCCGTCGTACACCGTGGCCGTTACATGCCGCCCGTGCGCGTACACCGGCAGCGGCAGCATCAGCATTGCAGCCAGTATTCGGCGGATCAGACCGCGTGGGTTTGTGTCAGTCATCGCGCAACCTCTTGTGAAACCATGCGTGAAGCCAGTTGCTCAGCGTGAGGCCAGCCATGAACCCCATGGCGAGTCCCCAGGCCAAATTTGTGGTATCAAATCGTGGGCAAGCCATCACCCCACCTCCATCCGCAGCCGCGTCGCAGCAACGTACAGCTCTTGCTGATCGAGCCAGTCGGCAATGGCGTGGATGACGGCGCGGGCCTGGTCGTCCCAGGTCCACTTGGCTGGCATGGCACAAACAATGGCCACCCGCTCCACTAGCGAATCAGAAGAAGCCGGCGCATCTTCGGCGCGATCTCGGGTGGCTGGCGCAGTGTTGCCGGTGGTTGCACGCCACAGCTCCAGCACCTCCACGCGGCGGCGGAGGTCGGTGATGTCGTCAGTCATTCTTTACCTCCATAAATGGAATTACGGGCCATGCTGCAATCAGCATTCCGGCGACTCCAATCAAAAGCATTACGGCAATCGCCGGCCACGCGACAAACAAGATGAGCTTGAAAATTCTTGGGTTCATATCAGATTTGGGTTGCGTTGCTCTGGTGTCAGCGACGGATGGTTGTCCCACGTGTCGGCGTCGGCGTCGTATTCAGTGACCACATCAATCACCGCAGCAATGGCGATGCGGCGGATCTCAGGCAGCGGGTGGCCGTCAGTGGCGGCTTGTGCGTATGTCTCGCTGTAGACAGCGACGCACCGATCGAGCAGTGTCATGCCGGCACCTCGATGCTTTCGCCATGCAGGCGGCGGCGATACAGCTCGCGCAGGTTGGCGCATTCATGCGCCTCATCCATGCGGCCGAGTCGCTTGAAGTAGTTCATGCGCACCGTCTCCCAGCGCCAGCCGCTATACAGCAGCTCGGCGGGGACGGTTTCGGTTGGTTGTTTGCGTGGCATTGGGCTTGAGCGGTAGGGATTAGGTGCCGAGATCGCTGCTCTCGGCCGGCAGGCTGCTCTCTTGTCCGCAGCGGAGAATCCGGGGCGCTCTATCCGGCTTGTGGCCTAATGCCATCATACCATCCCGTGCAACCCCGTGCAACCTGTTGAGCGGCCTCCGATACGGTTTCAGCTGCAGCCACCGCGACTGCAGCACCGCGCTCGCCCTTACGGGTGGAGCCGACCGCTAGGCAATAAAAAAGCCCGCCGTAGCGGGCTGTGGTTACTGGATCCGGTCCTCAAGATCCATGCAGGCGCTCACCAGCGTATCGACCAGCGGATTGGAGCAGATCTCCTCCCACTCATCGTCGGTGGTGCACACCCGCATGTCCTCCAGCGCTTTTTTGACCGCTTCAGCAGAAGCGATCAGATCAGCGATGGCCTCAAGGCCGGCGCTCAGTTTCTTCATTTGTCTAGGTGCGGTGGTACGTCGGGATCGCTCCCGACTTGATGACTATACCACACTGCACAACCATGCGCGACTCAATGGCCCCGAGGGGCCGCCGCGTCAGAACCACTCTTGCAGTTCTGCTGCGGCATCCGCCAGCCCGTTCTCGATGCCGTCCGCCATCTCGATCAGCTCCTGGCTCAAGGCCAGACCGCGCTCGATCGAAGCGGTGTAAGCAGCGAGGGCGTCGTCGATCTCTACGAACAGAGCGTCGATCTCGGCCTGGCTGGCGTTGCGGGTGGTGGCGTCCATCTGGATCTCCGTGTGGTGGTTGAGCCCCCGGCGGGACTCATGTGGGTGCCGGGTGTGGCCACCACCGGAGCGGGACGCTTCCCGCGAATATTCCATTGTCTAGGTGCGGGCTCCTGGCCCACGTGCAATATGGTACACCATGCGCCGCCGTGGCCAACCATCAGTCATATTCGGTTACATCGCGCGTCAAGTCACGACTAGACCACTCGGCCTCAGGGATCCACCAATCCTGAATTGAGGAGTAGCTGCGCGTGATCCACGTCGCGCGGCGGCACTGCACGCCATTGATGATCGCCTCACGCGGTTGGCTGCTGCGTGCGTCAGTGATGCGGATTGCGTTAGGGGTTGGTTTTGTCATGCCAGTAATGATTGCGCATCCTCCACGCTGCGCGCCACGCCAGCAATTCCGCCAGCGGCTTGCACTGCTTCCATCCATTGCCGCTGTTCCGGGCGCAGGCGGCCGGTTTGGCTCTTGACCTCAATGCTGGCGAACACCGCCACCTGCTGGCCGACCATCTCGGGCGTAATGGTGATCGTGCGCCAGCCGATCAGGTCGCCAGCACCCTTGCCGCCGACGCCAAACTCAACCCATCGGCCAGTGCGTGGATCCGGCAGCCGGCCGACATTATTGCGATGCAGCCTGGCTGAGCCGCGACTGCAAGCGAGCCTGATCTGTTGCTGGATGGTTTGCTCTGACGGCATCACGGTGGTGAGTCTGCCGGCAGGCTAGAGCTGAATCCCCAAATCCTCCGGCTGATACCCGGATCGTATCGACACATTCGCGCCGCGTTGTAATGCACTGCTCACGACCGCATGGAAGGCGTCATAACCGTTGTCGCCATCTTCTAGTAGTGCCACCTCGTCAACTTCATCGGGTTTGCCATTCTTGTACCAGCTGATGCGGATGATCGCTAGTACATGTTCCGGCAGTGTTGTAGTGACGTGGTAATCCAAGGTCTGCCGGCGCGGCGGGCGTGGTTCGATCATGATCATCACGTCAACAAGGCGATCCGTTAGCCAATCCAGCAAGCGATAAATCAAGCCGCGCATGGGTTACGGGTCGCTGGGTTCAGTCTGATCCAGCGCCGCTTCAAGGTGCGGGATTGCAGCGGCAGCAGTGGAGCAGTTGCGGGCACGGTTACTGACTTGAACCGCAATGCGATCAACCCGCTCTTGGTCTTGCTTGAGCTGCTGTCGGCGCTCTACTTCCGCGATTTGATTGGGCGTGGCGGGGATTACGCGGTAACGACTCCAGCGGCTTGCAGTGCGCTCTCGTCCGTTGCTCTTGTTGAAGCGGCGTGTGCCGACAATGATCTGCGTCTTGGTGACGCAATCAACGATTGTGATTCGGTCATCAATGAACGGCGTAGAATACCGCAGGATCACCTTATCGCTTGGCTTGATGTCAGAGAGTGATGTGGTCATGGTTGACAATCGGGTTGACAATAGTCGGTGGCGGGGTTGGCAATCATTCAGTCAAGTAAGTGAGCACGCTTATGAATACAACAACCGCGAAGAAGTAGACAGCAAGCCCAGTAAGCGGTCCGCCCCATAGAGCGGCAATGGCCCCAGCAAGATACGTTGCCGCGACACCTAGAACGAATGCGGCAGCGCGGACAAAATGGCGCAGAAAGCGCGTGATAGGGGTGGGCATGACCCAGTGGCGAGGATGGTGCTGCCGGATTGAATGGGCTCCGGCGGGCCGTGGGGCGTGGATCAGATTACTTGGACAAATTCGCCATCTTCAAACATGCGAACTACCCAGCCGCGACCGTTGTGGAAAAGATCAAAGGTTTCGCCGGGGCAAGCGGTTTCAATGGCAACGGCCAATGTCTCCTCGGCGCGAGCTTTGCCGGCGTCGTTGTCGCGGTAGGTGGTTGATGCGTACTGAATAGTGCTGAGATCGAGCATAGTCCGATGGTGAGGTCCGATGCGCAAACAATACCACCTAGCTCAGCCGTGCGCAACCTTGCGGGCACGGGCGGCGTGCACATGCTTCGCCCATGCAGCTGGGTTCTTGTAGCCGCGCGTGCGGCCAAGCTGGATCAGCTGCTCCAACGACTGCGCTGAGCCTTGCTCACGCTTGCGCTCCCGAGCTGCAGCAGCAAGCTCCACCAGCTCGCCTTCCACGGTCTGCAGTTCCCTGCGCTCCACCGGTGCAAACACATGCCCGCATTCAGCGCACACGCGGGCGGTGCTGAGGCTGGTACTGAAGCATTTAGGGCAGACCTTGCAGCTCGGGGCAGATTCGCGCTGTTGCTTGCGGCGGCCGTCAAGGCTCCACTCATGCACCTGCAGCGGATGGCCAAGCCTGCCGCAGTTGCCGACGTGATCAAGGATGATCAGATCACGCTTGCCCGTTGCGATCCGCAAACCGCGACCATTGCCTTGCAACCATGCCGTTAGTGATTGCGTTGGTCTGAGCCAGATCACCACATCAATCTCAGGCACATCAACGCCAGCAATCCACAGCTGCGCGCACGCCACTAGGTCAAGCCGTCCAGCGCGTAATCCAGCAACAGCTTCGCGGCGTTCGCGGTCATCGCTGCCGCCATGTACCGCAACAGCGCGATAGCCAGCGCGGCGCCATTGATCAGCAACAGCCTGTGCATGGGCCACAGTGGTGCAAAACGCAACACCACGGCGGCCACGGCACAACTTACGCCAGTGGCTCAGTGCATCACCAACAACAGCCGGCTTGCTCATCATTTCACCGGCTTGCCCTTGATCAAAGTCACCGCCACGGCTGCGCAGTCCGGTTAGGTCAACGCCAGGTGGTGCATAGACACGCACTGGCGCTAGCAGTCCTTCCTCGATCAGTTCAGCCGTCGAGCATGTCGGCACCAAGCGGTCAAACACCTCACCGAGTCCACGCCCATCGAGCCGCTGAGCTGTCCCGGTGAGTCCGAGCAGCAGCGGCCGGCCAGCGGCGGCGATCACTTTTTTGTAGCTATCAGCTACAGCTAGATGGCATTCGTCGATGATGATCAAATCCGGTCGTGGCAACCGTGGCCGCCGCACTGCTGTTGCAACACCAACCACCTGCACTGGCCTTGAATAGTCCACGCGCATACCAGCGCGGATGTGGCCATGCAGGATCCCAGCATGGCGCAGGCGTGCGCTGGTATCTTCCAGGATTTCCTTCAGGTGCGCCAGAAACCACACGCTACGGCCGCGTGCAGTGCTGCTGCGGACGATTTCGGCGGCCGTCGCGGTTTTGCCGAAACCCGTTGGTGCCACAAGGATCGGGGCGCGCGCGCCGCTTTGATATGCAGCGCGCAGGTCTTCAACCGCCTTGAGTTGGCGGGGGCGGAGTTGGATCACACCAGCTCTCCCTGCTTGGCGGATTCACACTGCTGCAGGTTCTTGGCGGCGCAGTTGAAGTAGGAAGGCTTCAGCTCAAACCCAACAAACCGCCTACCCATTTGCAGGCTGACGTATCCCTCGCTGCCGATACCAGCGAATGGGCTCAGCACAAGATCGCCCGGATTGCTCCACAGCTGCAAACCACGACGGATCACCTCAAGCTGCAGCGGGCAGATATGGCGCTCATCGTCATTGGCGCGGGCGCTGCGGTATTGCAGCGTGTCTGATGGGTTGATGTCCATCCACACGGGGCTGGCATACCGCTGCCAGATGTTGATTGAATCCTTGATCGGATCGCCGGTCTTGGGCGGCGGATTCTCACCGGCGAATTCCGTGAACGGTCCGGCGCACGGCTCAGGGTTGTCGCCCAGCTTCCGCACGGTCACTAGATAATCTGGGATGCCTTGGCGGCTGAGTGCTGAATCCTTGCGGATCTGCTTATGCAGCAGGCCGATCGCTTTGGTGCGCTGCATCGCAGTGACCGGATCCTTCCAGATGCACACCTCGCTATGGAATACGAAGCCGGCAGATTGGAAGATCCGCAGCATGTCACCGCGAAAGTCTTTTACTCCAATGAAGCCATCGCGTTCCTTACTGCTCGGCAGGTTCATGCAGTGGAAGCTGATCAGCCTGCCTGGCATCATCACGCGGTGCAGCTCAGTAGCTAGGAAGCCGAAATGATCAAAGAACTCCTGCTCCGTTCGGCTGTTGCCCATATCACGGTCGCTGTTGCTGTAGGTGTAGAGCGACGCAAATGGTGGGCTGAAGACGCTGTAGTGGATTGAATCAGAATCCAACTGGCGGATGCTCTCCACGCAGTCGCCTAGGTACAGATCCCAGTTATCGCCGCTCTTGCGCTCGGTGATGTGCGGCGCCACCTGGCGCTGGATCTTCTTGAGTTGCTCCATTGTGGTCTTCTTCATGATTTCAACCATTGATTGAGCCATTGCGATGCTGTCCGATTCCTTGCGGCGGATGTTATCAATCACGCGGCCTTCGGCCACGTCGTAGATGATGTGCGCATTCACCGGATGCTGTTGGCCGAATCGCCAACACCTGCGGATGGCTTGATAGAACGCTTCATAGCTATGGGACAAGCCAACAAATGCGACATTGTGGCACCGCTGGAAGTTCAAGCCAAAGCCAAAGATGCTCGGCTTGCTTACCAGTACGCGAATCTTGCCGTCTTGGAAATCAATCGCAGCCTGCCGCTTGTGATCATCGCCGTCGCTGCCGGACACCTCAACAGCGCCATTGATGGCAGCAGTGAGCGCCTTGCTTTCATCGTTCAGATCACACCACACCAGCCATTGCTCATCGCTGGCATTAGCAAGTGCAGCAGCAGCGTCAACGCGCAGCTGCAAACTAGCCTTGCGCACCTGCCGTTGATCGCTCAGCGTGCGCGCTTCCATCGCAAACAGCGCCATCTGGCCGTCGTCGCCGGCCGCAGCCTCGCGCGGTGTTTCAACCGTGCAATCATGGATGCGCAGTTCCGGTAGCACGAATTCTCCATCCTCATAACCAAGGTCCGATGGTTTGCGGATGGTCACTGCCCAGCTGCAAACCCACTCCCAGAACTTGGTCTTTGCGTGGCCCTTCAGTCGCCACTTGCTGGTATCACCGCCGTCATGCACGAAGAACATCGCCAGCATTTCGGTGCGTGTCATCACACCAATGAACTCAGCATGGTTGCCAAGTTCCATATGGTCGTTCGGTGCTGGCGTGGCTGAGCACGCAAGGCGATACGGCGTCTGCGCAAATGACTCAATGATCTGATTGCGGATTTTGCCGGTATATGCCTTCAAGATGCTGGACTCATCCAGCACTACGCCTTGGAAACTGGCCGCATCAAAGTGGCTCAGCTTCTCGTAATTGGTGACCGTGATGCCGGGCTTGACATCAGCTTGCGTTGCAGCGAAGTTGCAGCTGATGCCGAACTTTTGCCCTTCGCGTACGGTTTGATGTGCAACCGCAAGTGGTGCTAGCACCAGCACATTGCCGCCGGTATATTCATGCACTTGATGCGCCCATTCAAGCTGCATGGCAGTCTTGCCCATGCCGCAGTCGGCCCAGATGCAGAACTTACCGACGCGGCACGCCATTGTCACGATGTCCTGCTGGAACGGGAACAATGGCGCGGTGAATGATTGCGGATCAAATCCAGTTGCCGGCGCAGCGGTGGATTTAGCGGCGAGGAACTCTTGATATTCCTGCATCAAACCTCCACGCAATCATCAGAATCACCTTCAGTCCAAATCACACGCGGTTCACCGTCGGGCGAATCCGGCGCCTGGCGTACCACAGCAACCGGCGCAGGTTTGCTGCAGTATTCAGGGATCGGCTGCTGGGTGGTGAGGATTAAAGCGGTGAGCATTAGAGACCTTCCTCAATGATGTTGGCGAGTTCTTCAAATGTGGAGCCGTTGTCGTTAAGGGCGGCGAGGTCTAGGGGGTTGGGGCTCATTAAATCAGCCCATTTCTGCACTTGAATTGGCAGAGTTGTGTCCACGCGGTGCATAGCGCACACGTTGCCCGAGTCGTATTCATCCCACTCCGGCCCAACCGCCTTGCCGTACAGGTCGCACAGCACACCAAGGCAGCAATACTGATCACCTTGGCGGAGATAACCCTGCCCTTGCTGGTAGTTGCCGCTGCGTAGGGCAGTGAGCCAGGCTTGCTTGATGTCCGGCTTCACTGCCCCACCTCCCGCGCAGGCAGCGGGTCCAGTTGCACCCAGCCTTGGCCCCAGTCTTCCCATGCGGTGCCGTCATCAGCCAGCGCTAGGTACCGGTCGTTGGCGTAGGTGATGCTGGTGAACAGGCGGGGTGTGGTAATAGTCGGAGCAGTGGCGGTTCCCCACAGGCTGGTGTGGCGCCACGGGGTGTTAGCTGGCGCTTGCTCCCACTCAGTGAATGCGCTCCAGGTCTCGCCGTGCTTCAGCCGAGATGGCGCTAGCACAAGCACTTCGCCGTGCTCGTCCGCATCCGACTCCGTCGGCGGTCGATCCGTGATCCAGTCAGTGTCGGTCATGTCCAGTGGTGAGGGACTTGGGTAGGTTAGCACAGGGTGGCGGGGGTGGGGAACTACCCTGTGCCAAGGTTGTTTTAAGCGGCGTGAACTTCTAGGTCAAAAGATCCAAGCAAGTCTGCAATCTTGAATTTCAAGTCAGACTCTGTGGTTTCATCTAGCGCTAAACCGCGCTGTTTTAGCTGATCTTTGATGGCATCAAGTGCAAAATGCGCAGTGTCGTGCGTGTCAACGCATTCGCAAAGAAGAGATGTTTGCATGGCAAAAAACAAGAAACGGTTAGATAGGTGCAGCGCCAAACTCAAAGCGCTGGCTCAGTGCTGCATTCGCGGCGTGAAACGCTTTGATCCAGTTCCATCTCGGCTCTAGATCAAAGCTGATGCAGTGACCTGCTTCGTCATCAATTTTGGAAGGGCGATCCCAAAATTGCATTCGAACGATCATTGGATCGCAGTCGCCAGTCGGTGTTGCACCTGGATATATATCCTCATACACCTGCTTCATTCCGATGTACCAATTTCTGATGGCATCAAATGTAGAAGGCGTGAAGAATGCAACGGCGCAACGAGTCGCGTCGGCTAGCTCCCTTGCAAGCGTGATCTCTCGATCTGTTGGATCAAATGGCTTGCACTCAATCCAATAAAATTCCGCCGGGCGATCGTGATAATAAACCTTGAAATCAGGCAGATAGCGACCAGATGGCAACTCAAATCCTTGCGGTTCGTATTCCCACCTTGCACCCATCTCGTTTAAGAAGCACGCAACTCGCGCTTCATGCCGGCTGCGGAAAAGCCTGCCGAAGGCAGATGTTTCAATTGGTTTTACCATCACAGAATTGCGTGCTGGATGGCCGAATCAACAATATGGGCAACGGCATCTGAAATCCTTGTGCGCCCTTGGAATCCATGCCTATCAGCAATCTCAAGTATGAATTGTTCGCGCATCTTGCTGTAACGGCAAGTCAACCGCCTTGTCTCTCGCTGACGATCAGATTCGGATTCATCGCCGCCAACGCTGCTAATCTCTCCAAGGCTTGCGATAGCCGACTTTGCTGATTCGGTCTGCAAACTAATGTGCAGAGCGTTTGCGGTCCATTTAGTGGGGCCAGGATTAGAGCACGGGCGAATTGACGCAACAGTGATGCAAGTACCATGAGGCAGCATCTTGACGGGCACCGTGCCAGTGGTGTCTGGATAGCAAAAGCATTCCTCGCCCGTGGCGAGGATCAGCTTCACCCATTGATAGCGATCTGGGCCGACATCAATGATTTGCCCGGTCAAGTACCGAGACGGTTCGGAAGGCTGAACGAGAAGAGTCATCAGAGTTGAGAGATGGGAGGACGCAGTGATCTGCGCTTGAGATGGTAGCAGTTCCGCCTACTGGCGCAACTGCGCACACTGTAGCACCTTGCACTACGATGGGGAGCGACCAACGGAGCATCAATGCCACTTGCAAACCCAACCCCAGTGCGTCTCGCCCAAGATCAGCTGCAGTGGCTGGATTCTTGGCGAGGCGATCGGCTTTCAAGAGGTGCGGCAATCCGCCAGCTAATTGATCGCATGATGCGCTTGCAGCAAGCCGACGACAGTCAATCCGAGTCGGAGCGGGCCTGACATGACCGTGTTAGAAGCAGCACAAGGCAGGTGGCCTGACCTGCTGGCGGCTCTTGCTGGCCTCACGCCGGAGCAGCTGACCGACACGCATCAACCGTGCCCCTTGTGTGGTGGCACCGACCGTTACCGCTTCGACGACAAGGATGGTTCCGGTTCCTGGTTCTGCAATCAATGCGGCGGCAAAAACCAGTCAGGTGGTGGCGGCACCGGCATGGATATGCTCATGCGCCGCAATGGCTGGAGTTTTGCCGAGGCTGCCAAGCGGATTGAGCAGCATCTCGGTATTGCCAAGCCAAAACCGGCTCCACCGCTGCCGCGCGGCAAGCAGTTTTGGCAATACAGCAGCGACTTCTATGTTGTCCGCAAAGACAAGCCGGACGGCGACAAAGACATCCGGCCGCTTTGGTGGGATGGCGAAGCATGGCGATGGAAGGCGCCGCCTGCGCCACGTCTGTTGTACGGCAAGCGCCAGCTGACGCTCAAACCCAATGCGCCGGTGCTGGTGGTTGAAGGCGAAAAGACCGCCGACGCTGCCGCATTGCTGTTCCCGCAGGCGGTCGTGATTACATGGCCCGGTGGTTGCAAGGCCATCGGTAAAGCTGATTGGTCGCCGATAGTCGGCAGGCGTTGCGTGCTATGGCCTGATGCTGATGATGTTGGCCGCGCCGCAATGGCCAAGCTGTCCATCAAGCTGTTGCAGCTCGGTGCAGATCAGGTGCGCATCGTGCAGCCGCCAGCTGATGTGCCCAAAGGTTGGGATCTAGCGGATGCCACATGGTCACCGGCCGAAGCTGCTGCCTACCTGCGCGCCAATCGCTCCGCACCAATCGAGCTGCCGGCGCTTGCTGTGCCTGACGCCGAACCCGACCGCGATCCAATACCGGAGCCGGCGCCGCTACCAAAGCAAGGTGAAGCCTTTACGTGCCTTGGCTTTGACAATGACGCCTACTTCTATCAGCCCAACAGCACCGGCCAGGTGATCCGGCTCGGTCGTGCCAGTCACACCGGCACCAACCTATGCGCCATCGCGCCGATCGAATACTGGCAGTCGTTCTACCCATCCAGGACTGGCACCGACTGGACATCAGCGGCATCCAGCTTGTTTGAGCTGCAGTCCCGCATCGGCATCTACGACCCGCATCGCATTCGCGGCCGTGGTGCATGGCGCGATCAAGGTCAGTCGGTGCTGCACCTCGGTGATCGCCTCATCATCGGTGACCGCTCCGTACCATCATCTACCGGCATCGATGGCAGCGCTTACATCTATCAGCGTCTCGCGCGCTTGACCGGGCCAGGTACAGCAAAGCCGCTCAGCCGTGATGACGCCTACATCCTTTGCGGTATCGCCGAGCGCTTCCGCTGGGAAGTACCCGTATCAGGACTGTTGCTTGCTGGCTGGGTTGTGCTCGCGCCGGTCTGCGGTGCACTCGACTGGCGGCCGCATATCTGGATCACAGCCGGCGCCGGTTCCGGCAAATCCGCCATCCTTGAGCGCTACATCGCGCCATTGCTCGGAGACCTATCACTACATGTCTCCGGCAACACCTCAGAAGCTGGTCTCCGCCAAACGTTACGAGCCGATGCGTTGCCGGTGGTATTTGATGAGGCCGAATCCAACGAAAAGACCGATCAGCAGCGGATGCAGAACGTGCTATCCCTAGCGCGTGTTGCCAGTAGTGAATCACGCGCGCAAACAATCAAAGGCAGCGCCGATGGTGACGCACAACGCTATGCCATCCGAAGCATGTTTTGCATGTCGTCGATTGCAACAGCACTCAAGCAAGGTGCCGACAAATCACGCTTTGCGCAGCTCACATTACGCAATCCAGGCGATACACCAAAGGCAGAACGCATCGCCCATTGGGAACAGTTAGACCGCGATCTTGATCGTTACGTCACTGATCGCGTCGGGCAGCGATTACAGGCGCGGACTGTAGCGATGATTCCAACAATACGCGAGTCGATTAAAGTCTTCACCCGTACAGCCGCTGAAATCTTTGATAGCCAACGCCTCGGCGATCAGTACGGTGCATTACTCGGTGGCGCGTGGTCTTTGTACTCCGACGATATAGCAACCCGTGATGAAGCGTATCAGCTGATTGAGCAGAACAGCTGGGAATCGTATTCGCAATCCACTGAGTTGCCGGATGAAAAGCGGTGTATTCAGATGATCCTTCAGCATCAAGTGCGCGTTGAATCTGATGATCGTATCTGCACGCGAACGCTTGGTGAGCTTGTGGAAATCGCCGCATCGCGTCGCGTTGACCGCGAAGTGACTGCCACGCAGGCGCAGGACAGCATGTCTCGGGTTGGTCTCAAGGTGGACAACCAGCGGCAGGCGTTGCTGGTGAGCAACACCGCAGGTGCCATCGCCGCCATCCTCCGCGATACCGCATGGGCGCAATGCTGGGCAACAGTGCTCGCGCGGCTACCAGATGCGCAGCGCGTCGGCTCCACGCGATTCAGTGGCGCTGGCACCGTCAGCCGCGCCATAGCGTTACAGATCGATGGTTTGTAACGCTTCGCCAGAGGTGCGTTACAGGGCAAACCCACTGCGCCGCAGCACTTGTAACGGTTCAGAGGCTTGTAACGCTTTTCAGATATATATCCCCCTAGAGAGAAGGAGCACTACCTACCCACCTACTAAGGTTGCAAGGGTAGGCCCCAATCCTTTATATATATTTCTCTGTTACATGATACAAACAACAAGACAGGCCGTGAGACTGCCTGCGCTGGTGTGGATCTCGGCGTAACGCTTTTTGTAACGCTCCGGCCCCAAACCGTTACAACCCAGTCCACCACTAGAAACTGCACCGTTACACCGCGATTCTCAAATGAGACTCACCAATCACGCACGAGACCGATTCATCCGCGAGCTGGAGGACTGGCTGACGCCGGACCTCCTGTACCATTGCTTCACCGGTGAAGGCGATGCCAATCGCCTCGCTCGTGTCGCTTCACTCGATCACGTACTGCAATCGGCACTACTTGAGAAGGTGGAACGGCAATGGCCTGAAAGGCTGCAATCCATCGCCGCCGAGCGTCGCGCCGAATGGCTGCGCTCCAAGGCCATCACATCTGCGTACGTGACCCAATGCCTGAAATCAAGTTCAACCTCACCGATGCCCAACTGGCGCACCTGAACCAGCAGGCTGCTGCCGCTGGTATCCCACGTGCGCAGTTGATTCGTGATCGCGCGCTCGCACCTGCTGCTGGTGTTGCCAGGTTGCGCACGATGGACTATCATTCGCTCGTTGCTGATGCCGCGCGCTTCATGCGTGGCG